GATTTCTTCTTTTTCTGAACCAGTCAATAGTTTAAGTAGAATCTCTTTCAAAAAGTCCTGCATGAATACCGGAGTATCACTTCGTTTCAAGTCAAGACCCATTGCTTTAATCTTACCTGGACTACCGTCGGTGTCTTTCCTGAAACCGTCATCTTCAAACAGCAACATGGCATAGCGTTTCTTCTTAATGAAGATTCCCATTGTGGCACAGTTTTCACGGCCTGCCGCAATAATCTCACCTTGCTTGCGAGGTGTATTAAAGAAATCTTTCATAAAGTCTGGGAAACTTTCGTTGACTTGTCTTGCGATTTCATCATACAATGCGAGTACAATGTCTTTGTCCCACTCTATCTCACCACTGTCAATCTTATCTTTGTATACTGGATACATTGAATAGTAAATGGAGTCTGTATCACCGTATATGATAGATGGTCCTTTATAATCATATGTGCCTTCTATCAACTCGTTTGTTTTGGAGCCCATGTGTCGCGTGATACAACGTCCTGTTAGAGTAGTTGATTGACCTATACGCTTGTCGTAGAATCGACACCCCTCGTTGAGGACAGCACCATACAACGAGTTCAAGTTGATTTTTTTAACAAGTTGTCGTTTATCCCAGTATTCTATCATTTCATCGTCTTTGGCTTCCTTTGCTTCTTTAAGTTTGGCTTGCATCTGTTTACGTTCTGCATACCAACGTTCTAGTAGACTAGGAATAATTCCCTGTACATCTTGTTTGAATACTGTGCCATTCGCACTCATTGCCCATTTAAGTTCTGGTGTGTGAAATATAAGATTATGAATCTCAGCACCAGTCATATCAAGTGCTTGTCCATCTTCTTCTATGTCTAGAATAAGAGGCGTCACTTTATCTTTTTCCTGCATGAAACGGAATTCTTCACTAGAGAATGTATCCTCCCATGCTTGTGGGGCACCAAAACCTTTACCTTGTGTGCGTTTACCTTCAATGATACGTTCGGTAATCATTTTCTCTGTATAGTCTTGACGTATTTGTGCGGCGATTGTTTCGGGAGACATATTCAACGCACGAATAACAGATGGATACAGAGAGTTCAAGTCGATACCTGCTACCCATTTTTGAATGCCGGTCTTTGGTTGAGCAACGAATGCTCCTGCCGCACGTTCTTTAGCAAGAAATTCGGCAAGTTGTTCGTTATCCATGTCTGCTGGTTCTAAATCATCCTCATCTTCTGTGTCCCAGTCACGAGCCTTACGATCAGGAACGACCATACCACGACGGTGTGCTTCATTTACAATTGCTTGTTCTGTTACAGCAACAGCGCCCATTGTTTTCTGAATAGTTACAGTGTTATCGTGTGCGATTACGTTTGCCAAGTCAATAAACTTGAGTTTCTTATCCATATCAGCAATAAGCATAACGTCTTCGCGGTTGTATTCGATAAACTTATAATAGTCTTCGTTGTACAACTGGTCTAGTGTGCCTTCATACTCTACTTTCTTGCGTCCTAACTCATACTCTGAGATAGCATCTAGTGAGTAAGAATGCATCTCGTGATATGTGTACTTTCGATAGAGTTCAAGATAGTCAAGGTGAATACGACCAAACAGTTCATATGTTAACTGTTCTTTGCCGTACTTGACCATATACTTTTCTTTCGGGTAACGATTCCATAGACACAATTCCCGTATATAAGACTTGCCTAATACTTGAATCATTCTGCGAATGGTATATGGAATATCGTAACCTTCACTATTCCAACCACTTAATACATCAGCATCATCAATTAGCAATAAGAAGTCTTCCAACATTGCTTTTTCAGAACGATAGTACTTTGTATTGTCAAACTTGGAACAGATTTCTTCTGCTTCCTCGTTTGTCATTCCTTTTGGCGGAATGGTCAATGTAACAAGTGCTTCGATCCAATCAAGATAGACTGTGATAGCCGTGATAGGCATAAATGCGTCTTCGGGAGACGAGAATCCTCTATCCTTATCAAAGTCAACCTCGATATCGAAAAAACAAGTGTGTAGTTTTGGAGACTCTGCTCCGTTGTAGAAATTACTCAAACATTGATTTTCAGGTTTGAAGTCACTTTCATATAGTTTTTTACCACGTAACATTGCGAGTTCTTTGCGAAAATCTTTGCTACGTTTAGTAACAATTTTACGAACATTCTCACCGTATATACTTTTATGTGAACCATTTTCGTCCTTTACATAAAATGTACGTTCGGCTGGATACTCTTTATAGATTCTTTCGCCATTAACTCGCTCTACTACGTGGACAACGTCCTTGTCCTTTTCATAATAGGCGTCAACATAACTCAATGGCTAATCTCCTTATAGTAAATCATTACTGCTTGATGCACCAACGGCGTCAAGAATATCTTCTACTAAATCGTTATCTGCGCGTACTTCGTCACGGTTTTGTTTGTGTGCGATACGAATTGCTTTGTTTAGAATTGATGCTTTCACATCTAGTTCTTCTGCGATTGCTTTAACTGTGTCTGATAGCCCACCTTTAAGGTCGTCAATTTCTTGCATTACAGTACAACCTTCATTGATTAGTTGCTTTAGTTTTGCTTTTTCTTCTGGTCCGATAACATCTAAGCCCATATGTATTTCTCCTGTGGTTAAAAAAGGAACTCTAGTAGAGTTCCTTTTATTATAGCACTTTCTAACTTAGAAAGTCAAAGACTATTTTTGCTTTTTATTGTTTCTTGACAATACCGAAGATGCCGCTGCTCCTGCAACCGCACGAGAGGCAGTGCCTGCAATAGCGCCTAGAATCGGAGCAAACTCATCTAGAATTTGATCCAGTGCAACTTCAGCCGCATCAATCGCATCATCCAATGATGAATGCCACGAAACTTCAATAACATCTTCGTAACCATCAAGTGGTTCTAGTTTGAATTTGCGGCGCTGAAAGTCTTGGTTCACCATGTAACGACCTTCTGGGTCAAAGTAATCAGGTTCGTTAGAGCCGTCCATTGTTGCTTCTTCAAGGCCTCTGCGTTTTATTTCACGGGCTATCATTTTCACTTGTGCGGCACGAGCGGAACCAGAGCCTGCTTTTTCGTCAGAAGCATCACCACGAAGAGACAATAGTTCTTCGTCAGAATAAGAACGAATTAGTGCTTCCATGTCTTTAGGCGACCCAGTAGTATCTTTACTCCATGTCATCATCTTGTGAAACTTTCTTGATAATTTGCCTTCTTCAATTTCAACTTCTGCATCTTCGCTGACAGAACGATTGCCCGGAAGTGTATCGCCGTCTAGTGCATACTTATCTTTTGGCATTTTTCTAGGTTCTGGCTTAACTTTTAATGCCTGAACTTTATCTTGTAATGCTTGTAGTTTATCACCGTGTTTCGCTAATGCTTTCTGCCATTGGTTCCAATTGTATGGTTGGTTAGGATCACCAGTAACAAGTTTGTTCATCATTGCAGTAAGTTCTGCCATTTTTGCTTGATACTCTTCACGAGGTAAACCATTTGGTGATGTACCTGTTTCGTTTACCGATGACTCTTTAAACATTCTGGACAAGTGACGCATAGCAGAATCTTTACCTTTTTTGTTGTACGGGTACGACTTTACCACTTTACCGTCTTTGCCTATAACGTCATATGAACCAGGACGTCCAGCATCGGGACTTGAAGAAGAAACATAAGGTTTCATGCCTTCTGTTATCTCACTGTCGCCTGACTCTGAAATTATCGCCCAACCTGCTTTGACACCGCCCTTGCCTGCAATCCAGTTCATAGCATCTTTCCAACTTGGGAACTCAGTTTTAGCACGTTTTCTAAGTTGTTTGTTAATTGCTTTGAATGATACTGGCTTTTCAACCGGACCACGTCTAACTTTATCAGGACGTACATCGGTATTGTGTGAATCCCATGCTGGACTTTCACTTACTTGTGGATCTACAGTGTTTGATTCATTTCTAACTCTGCCACCACCTTGTACGTACATGTTCAATTCGTAACTTTGGTTATCCATGTTGTAAACTTGCATATGAAGTTTTTGATTTGATGGCTTACCGGTCTCTGAATCTACTAAGTCAAGAATAAGACGGTTTGTTTTACCAGAACCTGGTTTTGCAGGACCCGTTGAGATTTTATTCCAAATTTCATCTTCTGTTGGCTCTAAACCGTAGACTTTTTTTGTAAACGCCATCGCATGAGTAACTGCGGAAGTGTAAGTATCGTGATACAGTTTGTAATCAGATCCCTTACCTTCCTTTACTCGGTGCTTTTTTCCGCAGGCTTCTCCCAATTCATCAGTTGAATCGCCCATGGCAATTACTTCGTCATCAGAGAATGTTGGTTCGGCGTCCATTTCGTCACCCAAATCCACATCCATACCATCAATGCCACCCATCTCCGGTTCCATGCCCATATCACCCATTTCAGGTTCCATGCTCATGTCACCCATCTCTGGTTCCATGCCCATATCTTCTGAACCTGCTTCGAGTTCTAATGTAGTCGCACGAGCAATTAATGCATCTGACATACGCTGATACGCCGCATATGCATTGTTGTGCTGTTTAGAAAACTGTACTGACAAGTCATGTACAGCATCACGTAGGTTTTTGCCACCTTGAATTTCGCTTGCCAATTGCTCAGTTGTGCGATTCAAGTAATCTTCAAATTCATCGTTTGCAATAACGAATGATTCCACTAGTTCTTTAAAAAACATATTACTTTTCTACCTTTTAATCATTGGGGTTTGAACGGGATCACAGTAAGACAAATTGCCTACATCTGCACTATATCCCATTTTATACTTCTTTTTCTTTTTAGTTTTGGGTTCGCTTTCTTCGCCATAGACCGATTTCTTGGCATCACGTTTCTTCGTACCAGGAGTCATCGGCATTGCCACAGAAGCAAACGCACCACTAAAATTTTCATTAATAATTTCTGAAATTCTCATATTAGTATTTATCATTGTGGTAAAAAATCATTAACTTATACTATATGATTCTGATCATATCATATAAATACTGTTGATACAATAATGGATATGTATCATTTTTTACATAACATGGAGGATTTAATATTATGGCTGATATTAAAAACTATGGTATTAAGGGTGTAGGTTCAGATGTTCAGTTCGGTAAGGGCGGACAACGAGTTAAAAATGAATCTAGCAAACTTAAAGCCAGAAATGCCGATGATACGGATTTCGTAAACGTACAAGGCGCAGACCCAGTTGAAGACCAAGACTTTGTAACTAAAGTATGGTACGAACAACAATCAGCAACATTCGCTTCTGACAAAGTTCAAATACCTGCCGATGGTGCTCATGGTGGTGCAATAAATTCGTGGATAGTCAATGATACCACGTATTCAACCGCATTAGATGATTTGAATGAAATTTTAGGACTATTGGTTCCGCCTGCTCCAGGTACATGGCCCGGTTCGGATTCGATCACCGATGTGTCTAGTGACCAAACATGGCAATTAGCAAGTGGTGCTGTTCCTGATAACTCTACTGATGGTCTACCGGCAGCGGGTTCGAACATTAAAGTAACATTTGCGGCTTCGTCTACTACTGATACAGTAGGTCTACCAGGCGATAGCGGCACAGGACCAGGTACTGAAGGTACTATTACTGCTCTACTAAATGGCGCTGACGTAGGGAGCCGTACTCTAGTAGTCGGAGACGATTCAGGAACGTATAGTAATCTACAAATTGTTAGTAACCCAGATTACCCTGCGGCAACACCAGGTTTCTATGAAGTAGTTCAGGCACGAATTGTAAATGCTACTGCTCCAGCAGGTTACAACAAGGTACAACTAACGCATAGTGCAGCAAACGATACAAACCAGTACTACTGGTTGTATGATAGCACACTAGCATCATTGGGTACAACTTCAGGCCTATCTATTGTAGACCCAGGTTTGACTACTGCTCAATCTAGTACAATACCTCACGTTGTTAACGGTCAAGGTTTTGATGTTTCCGGTACTTTAAACCAAGTATCTGGTTACTCTTACCGTCAAACTGACGCAGTTACTATTCAAGGTGTTTCTCTAACAGGTAATGGTTCGCCTCTATCTGTAGTAAACTACGATATCGGTGATATAGGCATGCCTGCTAACCCACCTGCGTTGAACACCACAAGCGATACATTTACTAACCTAGATGCTATCACTGCTAACGTTCACGCTTCTGGTCGTGCTCAAGTAAGATTCCGTAACCCTAAAGGCGGTGCTTTTTCTACAATCAATGATCCAATACTACTAGTAATGGGTTCAGCGACTACTACTGCTATTGATGAAGATAACATTAATACTAGCGGTGTTACTAACCTACTAAGTTCAGGCGCGTCTGTTGGTAACAATGCGGCACGTGTGAATATGACTGGTGATGCTGGTACAGATACACCAAATACAACCTACACTGCTACAAGTGCTAACTGGACAGGTGCTACTGCTCTAGAATCATTTGATGCTACTGTGGTTGGTGGTATTCTAAAACACGACCAAACAAACTACACTACTGGATACTTACCAGTTGGTCCTGACTTATCAACACAGACTGCGGGCACACAATACGTAACATTCATGTTCCGTGCTAACCCACTATCTAAGTTTGATATCCGTCTAACTGCGCCAGGCGGCGTAGCGGGTGTTTGGGTTAAACTAGCAGGAGTATCTGATAGCGGTACATACTGGAACGGTTCATCTGCTGATAACGGTTGGTGGAGCATGAACACTGCTTATGCAGGCGTTGGTGTACCGGGTACAGGCGCAGGCGCAAACGGTTCTACAGGTTGTGCGGTTGCTGGTACTATGCCAGTTAACACTGCAATCAACAATGGTTCGTACACATGTACATTTGGTCCTGAATCAGCAGCAAATGCCACTAACAACGTAATTCTTGTACGTGTTGGTCTAGCGGCAGGTGATACTATCACTGCTCTACAATTCACTGCGGCAAGTAACTAATAGGAGGAAAGTATAATGGCTATTTCAGATACACAGAAAGTTGACTTACTTTTCAAAAAAGTTGCTTATGGTTTAACAAAAACTGACGTAGCAGGCAACAAGTCTGCGGCGAACGAATCAATTGCATCAGAGATCCCAACATATGCTCAGAATATTTGGACTCAGGCGTCTTTGATTCCTGGCACTCCGCCAACTGCTACTGATTCTCTAGTTCAAGTTTATACTGTTGCGGCAAGCAATAGTCACTTGAATTTGACTATGGACCCAACTGCTGACCCATTACATACATTTGTAACAGGTCTTCAAGATTGGATTCCATTCTCTTTTGGTTCTCAGTATGCGGTAAAAGTTTACATCGGTGATCCAGCATCAGGCGGTTCTCAAATATTCCCAGACGGTTCTGGTAATAACGATGAATTCTACTTTGACTACCAAGCAGGTGTTCTAAACTTTATCGGTGCCAATCTACCAGCAGGTGTTGCTTCTGGTAATGTATACCTAGAAGGTTACCGTTACATCGGTTCTAAAGGTCTAACTGCTGGCGGTGGTCTTGCTGCACAGTCTCTAACATTCCCTGATATTGCTACTCGTGACGCAAGTACTCTAGTGGCTGCGGGCGATATTGTTAAAGTTGATGACAACGGTGACGGTGAATACGCAGTATACATTGCTAATGCGTCAGGCCCAACTAGTGATTTCACATTGATTTCTACTAAGGACTCTGCTGATTCGGATGAAGCAAATACTTACCAAGTAACTATTAACTTCGGTGATCCCGCAGGAACAACACTGATTACTAATCCATCAGGTGGTACTCGTATCACTAACATGATTGTAGAAGTAATTACACCATTCAACGCTACAGGCGCAGAACTATCAATCGGTACTATCGGTATCACTGACCAGTTCATGCTTGCGGACGAGAATGACCTATCAGTAGTTGATGAATACTTAGGTTTTACTAACTACTTGTTCCCAGGTTCTATTGACGCTAACAACAATATTGTTGTTGATTATGTTCCTGGTACTGGTGGAACACAAGGGCAAGCAACTGTTACTATTACTGTAGCATAACTTGTTTTAAAACGCAATAAAAACCCGGACATTGTCCGGGTTTTTTGTTATCTCATTCGTCTCTTTGGTTTACCATCTTTTGAGACACTGTTGCCAAACTTCTTGGCTTGTTTCATAATTTCATCAGGCCCTATATCAACTGTGGTATTAACTCCTGGTACAATCTTACCCACACCTGCACATTCACCTAAACCTTGTGTGCTAGTCGCTACTAGTCTAATGTCTGTTCCATGAATATTCTGGTCATTCTTAGCCGTTTGATAACTACTCAACTGTTTCATCAGTTGTTCATGTTCCTGTTTGCTAATCTTACCATCGTCTAAATCTTGTTGGTACTGTGCCGCTCGCATTTTAAGGTTTCTGTAATCTTCTGCATCAGCCTCAGTATCAACATATACCTCATCGTCTAAGTCCGTGTTTGGGTCCCAGTGAAAGAATGCCTCATCTGTATTTTTACCAGCACGACTTAGCGCCAAATACTTGTTAATATTCCAACCATACACATGAATGCCTGGTTGTTGTGCTAGTTTAGCCCATACTGTCTTACTACCACGAGTTTGTGTCTTATCACTGACAAGCGTAAGGCCACTGCTCTTGATAGCATATGTATATAGTTTGATTGCTAGTCCTTTGCCTTGTAACTCTGGCGCAAAGAATACATTACTCTTATAGAAATCATTACCAGCATACGCACCTTTACTGAATGATAGATATCCAGCAAATCCTTCATCTTCGTCATCAACTACTAACCAGACATATTCTTCTGGTGCATCATCGTCCATTAAATGAATCTCATGGTCGTCAATCGTGGTCACATGCTTAGTTTGTCCAATAAATTCATCCAAGTCATCCGGACTGAAATCGTCTTTAGTGGTTCTGTGGTCAACAGATATTTCATTAACTTGCTCGGGCTCTAACTTACTTACACGAGGCTTGAATAGTTTCTGGTCACCCTTTGTAGTCTTTAGTACAGGCTGACCATGCTCATCTTTATCAAATCCAGTTACTTCTGCTTTGCGATTCTTGAATTTGCCAACTAAAACCATGTCTCCTTTTGAAATTGATGGCAAGTTGAGTATATCTTTTTGGTCTTCTATAATATCTCTAATCTTCATTTAATATATTCTCAATGTACGCTCTTTCGCGTTTTGCTTTACGTATGGTGTCTGGGGAAACTCCAACTGTTTTTATAATGTCACATTGCCGAGCGCCAGCATCTAATAATTCAAAAATACAACGGTACTGAACCTCCATTTTAACAATCCAACATTTTTTATGGGCTGCAACTCTTTGTTTTTCTAAATCGGGATTACTTCTACGAGACTGTAACATTTCTCTTTGTAATTGTTTTATTTTGTTGCCTGCTTCTGGTCCGTGTATCTCATCATATGTTTTTCCTAAATTTTGTCTCAAGTGTGTTCGCTGGCTCTGTTTAAGTTTCGCATCATCTGACCATACTGCTGGTTTCTGTTTTTTTCGTGCTGATTTTATAAGATTTATGCTTTCTGCTGTATGTTTTTTTCCTATGCGGGCTTGTGCTTTCAATGAACGAGTGTACTCGGAGTCAATGACACCTACTTTCCCCTCTCCGCCATCAGTCATATTACTCAAGGTGCCTTTGCCTAAATCACGGCGTCCATATTGGCAAATTAGGTCACGCTCGACATTAAATGATTGATCAAGGTCATCGGTATAAAACACTTCGCGAATTTCCACATCCATTCCCGATTTTCTAATTTTGCGAATTATGTTAAGTTTGAGCCTATTTCCAGTGTTAATGTTACTCCCGGCTCGTCTCTCTTCCTTGAGATGTTCTTTTGGCCTATTTTTGCCTTTGGTTTTCGTATCAGTCCACCCAACATAAAATGGTGTATTATTTAACGGGTTCCAAAGTTCATAAATCATATACCTCATACGTCATCCCCCAACTTTAACTTCGTCACCTACATCTATGTTAGGTAGTTTAAGTGTGTCTTTTGATTCGTTTATTATATCTTTAATCTTCATTTAAAAACTCCAGTGACAGTACTCGTCCTTTTATACTACGTTCTTTATTAAGATAGGCAGCAACAATACGATGGTTACCATCGCCTACTACATACTTACCATCTTCATAATAGAATATAGGCAACTCACTTGATGATTTAGCATTATTATTCATAATGGCTTCTATTTGCTCTTTCTTCAACCATTTTTCAGTAGTGATTATTTTGTTTAATGGAACAGACATGACCTTGCCGTAGTTATCAGCAATATCTTTTGGACGCATGTTGACACCGTAATACTCTTTGTATTCGTCTTCAATCTCTTCCATGAAGTGCCATATCCATTCATCATTGGAATGTGGTAGTGGATTCTCGTAGTCGTAACCAGGATCTTGTTCCCAGTCTTCTTTCAAAATATCGTTTATCTTCATGCTGCCGTTGCCACCAATCTTGTTTTTCTGCCAGTATCACCATACTTATTAATCGCATCAATCTCATCTTGAATTTTGGCGTTCTGGGCCCTAGCATCTGCTAAACTTATTTCACCATTGTCGTATGCTTTAGCAATGTCCATCATCTTTTGGTTTAATTTGCTAGTTTCCTCTTTGTCCTTCGCGGTATCAACATACACCTCTTCTTCCGGACTATCTTCTGGTGACCAGTTAAAGAATTCATTTGATTTTTGGTCCCACGCATATACATTGATACCAGGTGTGCTGTCTAACTTAGCCCAAATACTACGACTACCAGGAGTTTGCGATTCATCACTTGCTATAGTCATACCATCATCTATAATAGCGTACTTGTATAACTCTATAGCGGCACCTTTGCCACGCATGGATGGGTCCAGATATACCATACTAAACCAGATACCATTATCACGAACTAGAACCATGATAGCCTGTTCTTCGCGACCCAATGTATAAAACTTGTATGTTGAATCACTGTAGGTATATAGTGGCAAGCCTGCTACCTTTTTACCTGTATCTTTGCCTTGGTCTATAGCCGCCTTGTAAGTATCGGCAGGCACACCATTACGCTTAATAAAGTTAAAGCCGCCACTGCCTGATCTGTTGATGTATATTTCGTTTATCTTCATGCGGCTGTTGCTACCAATGTTAAATCTTTAACATCTTTATTCTTTATATTCATATCACGTAAAGATTGCTTTTCGTTTTCAATACGGTCCATCATTTCATCAAAGTCATCTTCGCTAATGGAACCATCTTCTAATCGTTGTTCTAGTTTGTCTTTAAAGTCATTTAGTTTTTCTATGCGAGCATTTAACTCTTCTGGTTGAGTGGTATATACTTCCTCATCTGGGCTGTCATCTGGGTCCCAAGCAAAATATTCATCAGTGCCTTTTTTCCAACCATAGACATTGATACCAGGTACACGAGCAAGTCTTGCCCATACACTCTTGCCACCACGACTCTGCATGTTATCAGCAATTAATGTTTTGCCTAGTTTCTTTATAACATATTCGTATAGTTTAATAACCAAACCAGATTTACGGACGCTGTTATGTGCTTGTATATAAGGCTTTAGTGCTGCCTTGTGTTCTTTTGAATATACCAACTCCATGTACACTAATACATCGGGTAAATCATTTGGGTTTCCTCGCGCTGGACTTCCTAGTGTGTTTGTCACACGGTCAGGATTTGCTAGTGAGAGTACAATGCTAGTACTGCCATTCTCATGTGCGAATAACTCATAGCCTGCCACTTTGCCTATCACTTCACCTTTAAGTTTCATGTAGTACATATCAGTATCACTGTTACTAAAGTTGATAGTTTCTATTTCATTGATTCTCATAACGCATTATTTCATCCATGAACTATCTAATTTTAGTGCATTTTTAACACGACTAGCGTATGAAGCAATTAGACGTAGACCTGGGAACTTACTACCTTTACGTCCGCGGTCTTTGTTGTTACGAATAAGCAAGTATGCTTTCATGTTTTCTGGGATATCATCAAGTTTTTTGATTACTACATCACACGTAACAGTCATATTGTTTTCTTTGACTATGTAGTGTTCGTCTTCGAATGTCTCCTTGATTACTCCGCCATTCCCTGCTAGAATATCATTACCGAATACTAGGTCCAGCGTTTGTTCTTTGGTAGTTTCTACTGCTACTTCAGGGCTAATTCTAACAAATGGTGTGCCATCTGCTCTTTCTGTGCCTATAGGAGTTAGAGTAATCTTACCTTGATTTAACAGTTTTTCTATAATTTCATCTGCTTTCTTGCCGAAGTATGTATCGGCACTTTCCCACATTTCAGCATTGCGTTTTTTGATACTGATAGGAATTAGTTTGCCGTTTGATATTAAGTTAACATCACTCTTTTTGCGATTCTTTGTGTCAGCGCCTACACCGACGGCTTCGGTAACATTAGGAGCAGAAACACTAACGCCGTTGTCGCCTATAAATGTAATGTCTAGAGGACCGCGTTCTTTAATAAATTTGTTGATAGTGTCGATTAAATGTTGTTCATTTTTCAAACCGGCACTTGCTTGACCTTGTGCTTCAACAGGTTTCACAAGAATCAAAACGCCTTTGTATTCAACTCCAGCAGGTTTGGCAATTTTAACAGAGCCTTTTAACGTCTTAAGCAATTGGTCAGTAACATTCTTTCGTTCTTTGTTAGGTACTAATACAGCAAAACGTTTACCACTAAGTCTTTTAAAGTTTTCAAATCCTAGTAGTTGTTCTACTTCTATCATCACATCGTCTGATAGGTCTTCCACTATAGTTTTATTTTCGTATAATTCGTATGCTCTCATGGTTATCCTTTACTATGCCTTTTATTACCGTTCTTAAAGGTCTTTGTTATCTGTATTTATCTTCGACTCTCCAAGTATGATTTCATTCCTTCGTGAAAACTGTTGTGCGGTCCTCCTATTCCCTTATTTACTAATTGTACATGATTGGGATTATTGGGGTCGAGGGCGCGCTCTGCCGCCCAACGATAGCCCGCTTTGTGACCACTACAGTCTTTAGTACAAGGATATCCTCGAAACATCAGTCCTGTTGCTTCTGTGAATATATCGCTAATCTTCATATTACCATTTCCTTGTATGTACTTAGTTGTTCTACTAGAAAGCCTTTGTGCTTGCCTCTACTAATATATTTACCCATGCTTTTCTTCCAGTGTAAGGTATTATAGTTCCAGTCTTTCTCTGTACATAGTTCTTTAAATTCTAAACCGTTTACAATATATTCTACGCCTTCGTTTGTAGTAATGCGATACACATATTGTTCGCTACGCATACGAGAACTTTTAGAACCGCCCTTGGCATGCCATTCTTTAGACTTTCCTGTAAAGTTTTTAGCATATTGCTGTCCTGCTTTGCGCTGATGCTCTATAAATGCATCGTAATCGTATTGTTTTAATCCATGTAAGTAGTGTTTGCCACCATAAGCATTATTATAAGACATAGGATCTTTAACTACTTCTTCGTTGACGATTTTTAATTCTAAGTCCCATAGTGCATCTGCATTGTCTGCTGTTGCAATAATTTCTTTAGTAAAGTTTTCAACGCCGTACTTGTTGATAGCATTTTTAATACCTATACCACTACCCATATAGGAGTCATTTACATCTTCAGTAGCGTGTCTGCCAATGTAATATTTTCCATTTATCTTGTTAGTTATTTTATAGATAGTATAATGCATCACCAGGCCCTACAACTCCAGTATCGCGCCTTCCACTTAGGACCCGGATTATCACAGTTGTGGCGAGCACGGAATGATTTGCGGCGTTCCGGATTAGATTTCTTAATCTTCATATCCGGGTCACCGAAGTTCACTTTAACTACATTGCCTTTGTCATTCTTAACATACACTTTGAACTTCTTAACATCGCCTTGCATTGGCTTGTTTAATTCAACTTTACGACCTTGATATTCTGCTTCTAATAGTGAATCGTCAAATTCACACATAACATCGCCTTCTAATGTAATTTCTAGTTCATCTGTTTCATTAACGCATTCGCCAATTTTCTTACAACTACCTTTTTCACCACGCTTTTTGCCTGGTACTTTGCGATAACCATCCCAGCACTTGTCGTACATGCTGTCATTGCCATGTGCTTCACTAACAACCTGTTGCTTGCTTACAAATGTAC